ATAGGTGTTCACGGGTATCTGCACGGGCGCGAAGCCCGTGGGGATGTTCGCGATCGTCGCGCCGTAGGCGACCGTCGTCGCGTTCGAGAGCTCGGACACGCTGAAGGCCGTGCCCGTGAGCCCGCCTGCCTTCGAGGTCGGCGCGGTGCCGTTGATGATCGCCTCGCGCCACTCGTACTGCCATCGGTAGTTGGCGAGCGGCGCTGCGGATGTGATCTGCGCCAGGAGATGATGGATCGGCTCGTGGTCCTGCGGCGCGCGGTTCGCGTCGGCGATCCCGAATCCAAGCCTGCGGTAGTCCTTCTCGACGGGGCGCGGCATCAGATGTACCCCTTGTTCGTGATGTCCCGCAGGATCGTGTCGCCCGCCCAGATGTTGTTGAAGTCAACCGCGGTGCGCGTCTGCCGCTTCCACTTCACTTCGGTCGGCGCGCCGCTCGTAAGCTTGATGCGGCCATCCACATCGACCGTCGCGACCTGCTCGTGGTGGTACCACGGGTCGTAGAGGAAGTCGAAGATGACTTGGTAGTACTCGCCATCCATCTTCCCGATGTTCACGCCCTCGCAGACGAGCGTGTAGGCGGGGAACGATCCGAAGGTGGCGTTGTTGACGGTGCCCGCATAGGTGCCGAGCGTGGTCGCCGCGACGCTCATCGACTTCGCCGTCGCGTCCTGGACGAACTGCAGCCGCGCGCGCACCTGCGTGACCATCTGCGAGCGGGTCACCTGCCCGCCGCCGAACGCGGTGCCGCCGATGTCCGCTGCGGATTCATCGAGCGCGGCGGGCGGCGCGCCCGTCCACGAGCGGCGGTAGATCGGGGCCGTGCGCGTGATCGCGTTGTATTCCCACTTCGACGGCAGGTCGTACCGCGTGACCTCGGTCGGGTGCTTTGTGTACATGGTGTCGAAATTGACCGTCACAACCACGCCCGTGCCCTGCCCGTCCGCCACCTGCTGCACCGTGTAGCCTCGGCACCTCATGTAGTAGTTGAGCCCCGCAGATGCCGTGTAGGGCGCGACGGTCGGCCTGGGTATCACATTCTCATCCCACATCTGCTTCAGCATTCCGTCCCAGTCGAGGTACGCGCCGTCGTTACGAACGATGCGGTAGGTCGCGATCAACTGCGAGGGCTTCGAGTACTCGCCGACCGTGTACTGAAGGCTGACCGTGTAGCGTGTGAATGTGGCGGTAACGAGCATGGTTCAGAGTCCCGTCTGCGTCTGCACGCCGTAGATTGCCTTTGCGAGCGCCTCGGCCATGAACGAGAGCGGAGCCGATCCGAAGGTCGAGTAGCCCTCGGACAGCTCCGCGCGCCTGGTTTCCTTCGCGAGCTGCGTCAGTCGTTCGGCCTGCCTCGAGTTCTGCGTGGTCGCCGCGAGCGCGAGGTAGTCGGCCTCGCCCGAGGTCGCGCCGCCGAACACCGATCCGAGCAGCGCCGCGCCCGAGGTCTTCATGTTCGAGAAAAAGTCCGAATAGGTCTGCGTGGTCGTCGGCCCCACGCCGCCCGCGGCCTTCTCGGCGAACGCGAACGCCTGCGCCATCGAGGGAGCCTGTACCGCCGTCTGATCGAGCCGCTCGCGCGCGGCGAGCTGCTTCAGTATCGCCTCGTTCACGCCCTCGAAGCCCTTCGCGGATGTGGTCGCGCCCGTGCGGAGATCCTCGAGCGCCTGCGTAGCGCCCTTCGATGCGGTCGCCATCGCCTCGGCCATCCTCGAGGCCGCGAGGAGCGGCGCAAGCGCCAGGCCGATGCCGAGGCCCGCGGTGCCCATCGCGCCAAGCGCGCCGCCCGCCGCGCCGAATCCGAGCGAGCTCGCGCCCGCCATCGCGATCCCCTTGCCCGCGCGTCCGCCTGCGCCCCCACCCGATGCCGTGGCCGCGGAGTTGATGCGCTCCGCTCCGCGCTTCATCTTCTGCTCGGCGACCGCAAGCCCGCGGTCCATGCCCGAGGTGTCCACCGTCACGGGGATGTTCAGAGGTGCGACTTTCGCCATTACGAGTTCCTCGCCTTGTTGATAGATGCCGCGAGCGTGCTCGCTATCTGCCCCTGCATACCCATCGTGGCGCGCCGCATGAAGCGCCGCTCGTAGTGGCGCGTGCCGACCACGCCGCGCCGACCCTTGCGCCAATGGTTGTCACGCCGCACGAACGCGAGGATCGCGCGCGCGCGGTTCGCGTCGCCGCCGCGGTACTTGCCCTGGCGCTTGCGGATCGGCGCAGGCTTCGCGGTCTGCCCCTTCGGCCACGCGCGGAAGCCCGCCTCGTACAGGTGCGCGCGCCACCCGGGGAAGAACTCGCCGTAGCGCCCCGTGAGACGCTTGGGGATCGGGCGCTCGCCCGTCCGCACGCCCACGCCGAGCCACAGGATGCGCGACCGATCGGGCTTGCCGCCCTTCGGGTAGCGGGTGACCTTGTAGATCACATTTCGCTTCGTCTGCACCGCGCCCCAATCGATGTTCGCGCGGACCTTGCGCTGCAGCTTCTTGCCGATGTCGCGAAGCGCGGTCTTCAGGATCTGCTCGCGTGCCTTGCCCGTGATGTCCTGAATCGACTTCACGACCTCGCGGATCGAGTCGGCCTCGAGCTCAAAGACCGCTCGGATCTCCTGCGTGAGGCCAAACACGCGCTTGGGCGGTCGCGCTCGGCGGCGGCCCGTGCGGTATTGGTTGCGTTCGATTTCGCGCTTCCAGTAGCCCACGGATGCCTCGCAGGTCGGGTATCTCGAGCTCGATGTTCACGAGCGCCGCGGGGTACGCCGCGAGGTCGGTGGCCCTCCAATGCTTCATGGCCGCGCGCAGGGCCGTGCGCGAGGCCTCGCTCAGGAACGCCCTTCCTCGTAGAAGAGCTGGACCGCCTGCCCGATCGCGGTCACCGCGTGCGCGTCGCACGCGAGCACCTGGTCGAGCGTCTCGAAGGCCCGCGATCCGTCCTGCTCGAGCAGGTGCCGCCACACGAGCCACGCGAGCATCGTCTGCGGCGACTGCCTCGAGTGCTCGAGCGCGTCGATCATGTCGAGCACGCTCGGCCTCGATACGCGGTAGCGGGTGCCGCCGACATCGATCTCGGCGGGCTTCATCCTGAGCGCGTCGGAGATCATGTGCGGGTGACCGCTCCCGACACCTGCAGCGAGAAGGTCGCGCGGATCACATCGCCCGCGTTCGCAGTCACGCTGAAGCCCGTCACGAATCCGCTTCCCTCGAGCGTGTCGCCCGTGGTGTGCGTGATCACGAATGTCGTGGCGGTCGATTGAATGGTTCCGATGAACGACTCGAACGCCGTGTGAGATGCCTCGAGGTAGAACACATCGAAGCTCATCGTGCAGTTCCGCAGGCCGTGGATGTAGGTCGAGTCGCCCGTGCCGATCTCGGTGCAGTCGATCGCGGTGCGGTTCTCGTTCCACGAGTACGAGCCGACTGCGGGAACGCTTACGCCGCCGACTACGAGCCCCGAGAGATTGGTGGTGATTGGCATGGTGTTATCCCTGGTAGTAGATCTGTGCGGTCGCCACGACTTCGGCGGGCGCGGCCTCGTCGCCCATCGTGACCTGTGGAGCCTCGGCGATTCGGTTCTGCCACACGATGGCGCGGATCACGATCGTTCCGACCGTGGTCGGCACATTCTTCGCCTTCACGAGATCGACGATGTCGAGCGCGGCGAGCACCGTCTCGGCGATCACGCGGTACTCGACGGTCGCCGCGCGGATGATCGCGGAGCCCATCGTCTGATCCTCGATCGAGATCACATCGAAGTTCACCGCGGGAAGCCCCGCGGTCGGCGGTCGGTAGGCGTGCGTCACGCGCCCCGAGGGAACGCCCGTGATGCCCGCGCCTGCCACGAGCATCGAGCGGATCGCGTTCTCGAGCTGGTCGGTCGCGGCCATGTCAGTTCACCTCGGTGCAGGTGAGCACCGCCACGCGGTCGGCCTCGTAGGTGTTCGAGATCGAATTTATGCGGAGCGTCTTGCCGCGCACGACTAGACGGCCCGTTACGAAGATTCCGCATCGCGCGACATCGGGCCACCTGCAGCGCACTTCCCAGTTGACCATCTCGGTCGGGCCGTCCGCCCAGGCGACTTCGGAGCCCGAGAGCTGCCGAAGCGAGACGCGCACATAGGGCTCCTCGGAGATCGAGTAGCCCGTCGCGTCGCCGATCGCATCGGATGCGCCGAGCTGATAGACGGTCGCCTTGTAGCGAAGCTGCCCCGCGGAGATCATGAGAACGGCCCCTTGATGCGGAGATGCTCGAGCATGAACTGCGCGCCGAGCGGGGTCGGCGAGAGCAGCGTCGGGGCGTGCGCCTCGGGATTGTTGTACCACGAGCCGACGATCGAGATCACCGCCTGCACGACCTCGTTCGGCTCGGTCGCGTAGCCCGCGACAAAGGTCACGGTGATCAGCGTTCCATCGTCGATCGCAGGCGGGTCGATGAACTCGATCGCCGCGAGCGTCTCGGATGTGTCGAGCCACCAAAGCTTGGTGTCGAGCGTCTCGGTGTTTCCGTCCGCGACATACTGCACGCTCGTGACCGATGTCACGGGCTGCACAGCGAGCACGGTGCGCTTGAACTCGCGGAGCTTCATCGTGCGCGATGCGCTCGTAAGCCTGAACCCGCAGTAGTTCTCCACCCACGCCACAGCCGCGGCGATGAGGCGAGTGAGCTCGGCATCATCGTCGGAGTAGTCGATGCGGAGCGCCGACTTGACGGTTGCGGTGGAGATTGCCATGAAAGGCTCCCGCGAGGTTTCCCGCGCGGGAGCCCGAAGGGAGTGAGAAGATCAGGCGGTCGCGTTCAAGCCGTAGATCGCCGCGAACGCCTCGGGCTGCATGATGCGCGAGTCGGTGCGGACGGTGAGGTACATGGTCACGCGCTGGGTCGCCGCACCTGTGTACGGGTCGATCATCGAGGTCATGCCCGTGCGGTCGAAGATCTCGAAGTAGTCCCAGTTGCCCGCGATGAAGAACGCATCGCCGCGGACCGCGTTGGTGGTCAATGCGGTCTGCGTGGTAGGCACATACTCGCCGATCACATACGGGATGCCGAGGATGGTGCCAGGCGAGCCGCCCGAGAGGCCCGCAGACTCGCTGATCTTCCACACATAGTCGGTGGAGCTGACCTTGATCTTGCGGATCGTCTTCAGCGCGGTGTCCGAGGTGAGGATTCGGAAGTTCCCCGTGCGGTACTGCGGCGGGACGGCGTGCACACAGTCGATGATGTTGTCGCCCGAGATGTTTGCAGCGCCCTGGTCCTCGGTGAGCTGCACGCCCTGGTTGATGATGCGCCCCGAGTTCGTGGTCGCCC